TTTTCAAGAGTTGTATTGTTATTCTTTTGTTATTACAATGCACATATTGTCTATGACATAAATCAATGGTTAGTTGTCTTTCTTTTTATGTGCATCTATTGTTGTTAAAAACAAAGATGAAATCTTGAAAAAATCGTTAGTGTTTTTGTCAAAAAACACTTATTTGTTTTTATTTATAAAAACAATCTTAATAACTATCTTAATAATAATATATTATAACTATATTATAGGAACCCGCAAACGCAAACCAGCATTGACGTTGCGGGGAGTTAGATGTTGCAAAAGGGCACTTCCATGTACTTTTTTAGTGTTTATTGAAATGAATTAAAAATCATACTGAAGTGAATTTTTAGTGTTTTTACCTATTGACAATATGTGAGCAAATTGTTATAATATTTGTTACTTTTTTAGTCATTTTACAATAACAATCAACCAAGGAGTTTTGAACAATGGAACAAAAAAACACTGCTGTAAAAAAGAAAAAAGAAAAAAGAGCACCATATCTCGTAATGACAGATACAATAATTTATAATCCAAATATCCCTTTTGGAGCACAAAAATTGTTTAGTGTTGTCAATTCTTTTTGTGAAGGAGAAAAAGGTTGCTTTGTTCAAAATGACTACCTTTCAAATATTCTCTTTCTTGATGGAAGAACAGTGTGTAAATATATAGCATTATTGGAAAAATGGAATTACATATATATAAAAAATAAAAAGAAAAGAAATAGAACATTCTATATCAATAAAATTTCAGAAAAAATATATATTGAAGCGGCATTAAAGGTTTACCAATTAAAAGATGTTGAAGCAGATGTTAAAGAAAAAGAAGATGTTGCAAAGAAGTTCTTCCTAGACGCTTTGCAATTAACAACAAGAATTGACGAATAGGATGAATCAAATCAAATAATCAAGAAAATTCAACATCATAGCCTTGACAAAGTGACATAAAATAATTATAATATATCTTATTTCAACAACAAACACAATCAATATAAATCAAATACGCAATGTAGCGAATAAAATGAGACAACAAGCACTCATGATAAATAATTCATATAGAGAGGAATATGAAAACAAATTCGTAGACCGTGAATATGAATACGCTACAAGTATTTGATTTTGACCCATCTTTTAAAAGACTTTACTGCGAAATCCCAGAATCCATNAAAGAAAGACTGATGTTTTTCTTTGTTAAAGATAAGTCTTTCATCCTAGTTGATCAAAATTCAATAGATATTTATGTCACAAGATAACGAAATAACAGAGGCGGAACTGTTAATGACGCCCTACGATCCGATAGAGGAAGAAAGATCTCTAGTCGTAGGATCTAAATTAACAGATAAACAGAATCGTTTTGTTGACTTATACATGATTGACTTTAATCCAAGGAAGGCGGCAGAAGGCGCTGGCTATTCTCCTTGGACGATTAAAGTTGCTAGAGATAGAATTCTCAACAACCCTAGAATTCGTGCTGAGATTGATAAACGAAAGATTGAGGATAAACAGAGGTATGCAGATTTAGATGACAAAATAATTGCATCATTTGAAAAACTTGCATTCAGTGATACAAAATCAATATTTAATGACGATGGTTCATTGAAACCCATCAGTGAAATTGATGACGATATGATGTACGCTATCGAATCAGTTGACACAGAGACTAAATTTGAAGGTCGTGGAGCACAACAAGAAGAGATTAAAGTTACGAAAGTGAGGATGAGCAAGCGTATAGAAGCATTACGTGAACTTGCTCGTATTCGTGGCTTGTATGAACTTGATAATACTATACTTCTTGACGTAGGATTTAGAGGAATTCTTCAAGCATTACCAGCAGAAATGAGAGAGTCAGTTAAATATGAGCTTACCAAGCGACTTGAAAACAAGTGATTTTGTGAAAATGTCTTGTAGAAAAAATAGCCCTTTCTATCATCCATTTCATTGTAATTATGAAGTTTATTGCAATGATGAAAAAGTAGAGCACTGTTTTGAAGCAGATGGAGAAAATGGTGTCTGTTTGTTTTATCGAACTGACAGGAGTGGAAAATTTATCGTCATCAATGATGAACTTGCAATTGATAAGGTATATGGCAAGGTTTCCATTAGGAAGATAAATAAATAGTTTTGATGCGGATAGGATGGCCGTCCGATAAGTTGAAATTCCGATTCGACTTCCGCATCAGTTTTTATTCGGATAATAATTACGGAGATTATGTTGAAGAAATGCACATGTTGTAAGGAAGAGAAAGAGTTAGGTTGTTTTAGCATATATAAAAGACAAGAAGGTAAATACAATACAGTTTGTAAGAAGTGTATTGTAGATAAAGGTCGAAAGCAGAAGCAGAAAATCAGAGAATATAATTTAAAAAACGGATTTGTGGATATCGCTGAAAAGAAATGCACGAAATGTGGTGAAGTAAAAAGTATTGAAAATTTTTCGTTATCTTTGAGAGAAATTTCGGGAAGAAGGACTCAGTGTAAAGATTGTGTGAATATCCAAGAAAAGTGCCGATATAGAGATTTAGATAAAGACAATATAATTATACCAGAATATAAAATTTGCAATAAATGTAAAGAAAGCAAAAAGATTGATGAATTTACTAAAAACTCATTTAGAAAAGATTTACATTCAAGCACATGTATAAAGTGCACATATGCTGTTCAGAGAGTGAGGTATCAGAGAGATAGAGAAAGGATAATTGCCGAAACAGCAACATATTCGATGAATAATAAAGAATCGATAAAAGCAGCAGCTGATATTTACAGAAAAAGCTCTGCAAAATTTAAAAATAACGCTAATAAGCTTACAATAGAGGAAAACCCGATAGAGGGAGAGAATGGGGAACTTCTAGTGAAGTGTACTCATTGCAAGGAATACTTTAGCCCTACAAATGATGAAATTAATAGAAGAATTGCATCATTAAAAAGAAGTTCTGGTGGGGAAGGAAGACTGTATTGTTCTGAAACTTGCAAATTGAATTGCTCAATATATAATGCTCAGAAACTTCCAAGAGATTTAAGATATTTATCAAATCAAAGTCATAGATGTAATAGAAAATTCAATAGGCAAGCATTGTTGGATTTACAAGTAGATGAGTATGGTTATAATTTTTGTGACGAATGTGGAAATAAAATTAAAGAAACTAAATTTCTTCATATTCATCATGGGATTTTAGCTTCCGAAAATAAAGAAGATGCAGATAATATGGCTCATCAAGAAATCATTTGCAAAGAATGTCACATAAAAAGACATCAAATGTGTAAATAATAATGGCTATTAGTGGTAGTGATAGACGAGGGCGACCAAAAAAAGGTGAACCTAAGAACATTAAAGGTTTTGATCCTGGTGCGCTTGCTGATTTTCTTTCTCTTAACTTTAAGACTCAAGACATTGAGAAAGAAATATTCAAAACCGATTGGAAGAAATATCAAGGCAAGCCAGAGTTGTTTTGTGTTAATGAATTAGACATGCATGTCACTGAAGATATGAAAAAACTTATGTCTTCAGTGATGAAATATCGAATAACTATTGCTGTCTCCGCCAACGCGGTGGGCAAGTCGCACCTAGCAAGTGCATTAGCTTTATGGTTCTATCGATCATACACAGGCTCTCAAGTTATAGCTTGCAGTGCCCCACCCGAACGGAATCTTAGAGAAAATATTTTTGCGAAGATACGCCAGTTTACGAGGCAAAATCCAGCACTTGTAGAAGATGATAAAGTTCTATCTTTAAAGATAGTTCCTAAAAATGCAGCAGACAGCGATGATGATGATTTAAAGTTAGAATCTGCAATATTGGGAATTACCATACCCACAGCCGGGGATGCAGAATTACAAGCAACAAGAATATCAGGTTATCATGCACCAAGTCAATTATTCATCTTTGATGAGGGTGATGGAATCCCAGATGGTATTTACAAAGGTGCAGAGGGTTGTTTATCAGGTGATTTCTCAAGACTGCTGATTTTATTCAATCCTAAATCAAAATCTGGCGCAGCCTACCGCATGATCAAAAACGGTCTAGCCAACGTAGTCTACCTATCAGCATTCAATCATCCAAATGTTATTTCTGGCGACGATGTCATTCCCGGTGCAGTATCAAGAGAAAAAACAGTACAGCGAATCAACGACTGGACACGAGCATTAAGAAAAGGTGAATTGCCTGATCAAACATCATGCTTTGAAGTTCCAAAATTCCTAGAAGGTACCACTGCAAAATCAGGCGCGGGTAAAAAGTATCCACCATTACAACCAGGATGGCGAAGGATAGAAGAAGCTTGTTTTAGTTACATCGTTCTCGGTCAATATCCAGCACAAGGTTCAAATCAACTTATTTCACAAGAATGGATCGATGCCGCACGTTCCAGATGGGATTTGTACACTGCCACTTACGGTAATAAAACTCCAGAAGGTGTAAGACCGCTACTTGGAATGGACGTTGCTGATGAAGGTGGTGACTATAATACAATAGTTACAAGTTATGGTAACTATATAGCACCACTTGAGAAATGGCGAGGAATGGACGTTGATATGTCGTCAACACGAGCGTCTGTTTATTATGCTGAACTCAATGCTTATCAAATAAATGTTGAGTCGGACGGTTTGGGAGCATCGGTAGCCCCTAAAATGGGAAGGCAATTTTATTGGTTTTGCCCTATTTGTGGAGAAACAGTGTTTGAAACCAACTATCCCAAATGCCCATCTTGTAGATTAGAAAATGATAAACGTCCAGAAATGGATAAAGTTTATATAAATGCTCAGAAGATAGTAGTAGGTACCAAGAGTAATAAAAAGTGCGAATTAGGGCAATTTGGCTGCTTGAGGGATGAGTTATGGTGGCAAACAAGAGAGTGGTTACGAACAGACCAAGCAATGTTACCACCAGATCAAGATTTGATAGAAGAATTAACCGTAGTTACCTATGGTGTTGTTGAAGGGAAAATAAAAATAACACCATCTAAAATAATCAGAGAAAAACTAGGGAGATCGGCAGATAGTGCATCTGCTTTGATTCAAACAAGGTATCAAGGCATGGGTCGCCCTAGAATTTCAAACTTATTGGATTGACAAACAAATGAGAATTGACGTAAAGCATCCCTACTTTGATGATTATAGATTAGTTGACAAAGATACAAATGAAGAAATAGAAGATTTTATTTATGCTGATGATAAAATTGGAGAATATGAAGTAGTTTGCAGGGATAAAGACGGAAATACTATAATCATTACAGATAGTTATGGATATATCATCGGTTCTAAAATCCAATTCAAAAAAGGTAATATTAAACTTGTTGACATACAATACGATGAATGATTCTGAAAATTTCTTTGGTAAGATAATAGAAAGAGTATCAGAAGAATTTCCAGAAGGAATGATGCTAGATTATTGTGGCATATCATTCTATGTGAAATATTATTCAGTTTGTGAAGATATGTTTTGTGATTTTGCCGAATCTGAAGATGTCGGGTTATGGATTGTATGTGAATATTTTGATTCTAATATAAATGATTTTAAAGAGAAATATTTTTCTGAGAATTTTATTCGTAATCGGATGAAGGTTCTCAATTGTGAAAGGTAAACTATGCGACCATTTGAATATGAAATTACAAAAGCAAATAGAAAACCAAATAAGGTTGTTAGTTCTATTATGCCCAATGTTGGGGCTGATCAAAGCCTACCTCATGAGCATGACTATGAATCATTCATTAATGCTTTCAGGTCTTGGGTATATATTGCATGTACAAAGAATGCTGTTGCCGTAGCATCCCAACCACTGAGATTGTTTGCAGCGCTTGAAAAGGGTAAAAGCATTAAGGCATACAAAACAAGAGAAATTGAAAAATCAGAATATTTAGAATTCAAATCATCTGCATCACCCAATATCGCCACACTCCCATCAGTTCGTCAATCGCAAAGAATTGTAGAAATTCTCGATCACCCATTCCTCGATTTAATGCATGAAGTTAATAACTTTATGAATATGTTCGACTTGTTTGAACTTACCACACTTCATGAAGATTTAACAGGCAATTCCTATTGGTATATCCTTGATAACAAATTGGGGACTCCAAAAGAAATATGGCCTATCATGCCACAAGACATGAAGATTATTCCAGATAAAAATAAATTTATATCTGGGTATAAACACTCTAAAAACGGATTGTTTGGTAAATCAGATGATATAATCTTTCCAGAAAGAGAGATAATTCATTTTAAACATGTATCACCAAAGAGTTATTATTACGGATATTCCCCAGTATGGGCAGTTAAAGATGCCTATAACACTGGAATGAATATGTACACATATGAGAACGCACTGTTCCAGAATGGTGGGACATTATCAGGTGTATTTCAAACCGAAGCTGATTTATCCGAATATGAATTTGAAAGATTAAAGGAAGAGATAAAACAGATGTTTGGTGGTGCTGGTAATGCAGGTAAAGCGCCGCTTCTTTCTAATGGCGTTAGTTATAATCCCTATGGTCTGCCACCTAAAGAAATGAGTTATCTGAAAGGTAGAGCATCGTTAAAAGAGGAGATCGTGAATTGTTTCGTTCCTGAAACAAAAATAATCATGAAGGATGGCATTAAGAATATAGAAAACATCGTTGTTGGTGATGAAGTATTAACACATAATGGAAGATTCAGAAAAGTTCTTAAAACTTTCAAAAGATCATATTGCGATAAAGTATATTCAGTAAAAGCAAAAACCTTGGATGAAGTGATTGTTACTCCAAATCATCCTGCTTTTGTTTTTGAAAGTATTTGTAAAAGAATTCAAGGTGTGACCAATGCATCGATTGAGACAAATAAAGAATATAAGTGGAAACACATCAATGAATTAGATACAAGAGAAAAAAGGAATGATGGTAGACATTACAAAGCTGGTAATTTTGATAATCTCGCATTACCAGTTCTTAAAAGTGGTAACTTGGAACAAATAGATCTTGCTGACTTTTGTTTAAGTCCATTCTCATTAACAGAAGATAAAATCATAATCGATAACTTTAATTCAAAAGAAATAAAAAGATTTATTAAATTGGACTATGATTTTGGTAGATTGATTGGATATTTCTTGGCAGAAGGTTCAACTGGACAACACCAAACAACTTTTGCCTTTCATAAAGATGAGACAGAATATCATAATAATGTAATAAACTCAATAGACACTCATTTCGGTTCTGAATGTTCGTTAGTAGACAGATCGTATCAAAATTGCATTGTGGTTAGAAACAGTAATAAAACCATTAGAGACTTTTTTGTTCAATTTGGAAAAAGTGCTCCTAACAAAAAAATGCCAGCATGGATATTTGATGCCAAGGATAGAGAGTTTTGGAAAGGTATAATAGAAGGTTTGGTAGATGGTGATGGCTGTTTTTATGCAGAAACAAAATCATTCAAATACGTTTCAACAAGCAAACATCTCATTTGGCAAACACGATTGTTGTTGATGACCATTGGAATAAACTCATCGTTTCACATTAAAGAAAATAATAGCGAAATCAATGGCAAGAAGTCTTGTCTGTCTAACCATTGTATATGTTAGCATTTNNAAGAGAAGCAGTAAAACCATGTGCCAAAGTTTTTGATGATCATTATGCATATATTATTCTAAAACAAAGAAGAATCAACATTTAATGGATTTGTTTATAATATCGAAGTTGAAGAAGATAATTCATATGTAACAACTGGTGGGATATTTCATAATTGCCTGGGGCAAAACTTGTCGATGTATTCACAAGAGGCTAACAGGGCTAATAGCGATAATGCCTTTGCTGAGTTTGCAAGAAATGCAGTGCGCCCTAGGTTGATGAAGATTGAACAAAAACTTAATGAAAAACTCCTTCCACGTTACGACTCAAGGCTGTTTGTAAAGTTTGATAATCCTGTTCCAGAAGATGTTCAATTTAAACTTGATGAAAGAATTAAAAATGTTCAAACTGGTATCATTTCAATTAATGATGCTCGTGATGATATGCACAAGCCACCAATCAAGGGGTTAGAAAATCCTATCTTCCCGATGAATTATTTTACACTTGAGGCATTGCTAAATACTTCAAATATCGTTAATCCTCCAATAGCAAATGCAACGGATAATGTTATTAACGAGAATAAACCTAAAGATGATGAAAAACCTAAACCTGATACATCAGAAGAAAAACCTAAAAATTAAGGATTATTAAGTAAAATGGAAGGAATAAAACATATTCAAAAAATAAGAGAATATTGTGATTATATTGAGCAACACCTTACTTTTGTTAAAAAGTCATGGGATATCATAAAAAATTCATGCAAAGATATGAATATAATATACGATGACCATTTGTTTTATTACATTGACGCTATGGTTGAAATGCATGATGTTAGTAAAATATCAGTTGAAGAATTTATTCCATATCAGCAATATTTCTTTCCTACTTATAATAAAGATAATACTAATTTTGACTCAGCATGGGAACATCATTTAGATAATAACCCTCATCACTGGGAAAAATGGGCTAAAATGGATGAGTTATTCCCTAACGAACAATCTTGTCATTGTGTTTGTATGGTTGTTGATTGGATGGCAATGGGAATGAAATTTGGAGATACAGCAGAATCATATTATAAAAAGAATAAAGATAAAATTATAATCCCAGAATGGGCAGTATTGTTTTATTTGTGAAATATTTGACAGAATCAGAGACGTAAAAGATTTAGGATGAAAAACCTAAAAAATAAATATCATGGATAAGCACACACCAGCACAATGCCCAAAGTCTGCAAGTCCATATAATCATTGCCCNNTTGTTTTTAAACATGTAAGATGATATGATTCTATCCTATGTATCATCACTCGCCTGTGAAATAAAAAGAATAAATGGTTTAGGTAACACCATAAATGCCAATGATGCTAAAATGATTGACAGATATGCTTGTGAAATTACAGCATATTTAAATGGAAGGATTCATCAAATTGTGTTTAACGAACCTAAAAATTAAGGAGAAGATTCTTGGAAAGTAAAGATGACATTATTCAGATTGTTGTTGATGCATATTTTAGATTGGATAAAAGTGCAAGGGCAGTAGCAAGAGAATTAAACATTCCAAGAACGACAGTTAGGCGCAAGTTAAAAGAAGCGAAGAATGATATAAGATATAAAGGATTGTTTGGTATTGCAGAATCATGTGATATTAATGATGAAAGAATTTTAACACATAAAGTAAATGAATTAAAAAGAGAATTAAATAATGCTAATAAAAAGGTTATCAATTCTGAATATATAAAGAAGTTTGTATTTGGATTTAAAAACGCACAACCTGAATTTCCTGAATGGTTAAGAAAGAAAGAATTTATAACCACTAAAGAAACTGGCGTTCCACAGTTAATTTTATCTGACTGGCATTACGGTGAAGTGATAGATCCGGCACAGATATTTGGTGTAAATGAATATAATATAGAAATCGCTAATGCAAGGGCGATGGAGGTAGTAGATAAAGCGATAGATCTTGCATTTAATCATATAGCGAATCCAGTGTATCCAGGAATTATAGTATCGATGCTTGGTGATATGATTTCAGGAAATATCCATGATGAACTAAAGATAACAGGGGAAAAAGAAGTATTGCAAACCGTCTTGGATCTTGTTGGAATATTGACAAAGTGTTTAACAAGGTTGGCAGATGCTTTTGGTAAGGTTTTTGTTCCTTGTGTTGCAGGCAATCATGGAAGACTGTCAATTAAACCTAGAGCTAAAAATATGGCTTTTGATAACTTAGACTGGTTGGCATTTCAGATGTTATCAAGAGTTCTTGAAAAAGATAAGCGAATTAAGTTTCTTATTCCTGATGGAGAAGATGCACAATATAAAGTTTACGATTGGACATATAGAATAACACATGGCTCTCAATTCAAAGGTGGTAATGCCATTGCTGGATCAGTTGTCCCTCTCATTCATGGTGATATTAAGAAAAGAACATCTGCTCGTTCTATGGGTATTGAATATGATACATTGATAATTGGCCATTTTCATCAATATATGAGTATTGCAGATAGATGTATATGCAATGGATCACTTTCTGGATATTCAGAATTTGCCGCCAAGTGTAATTTTCCGTTCGAGAAGCCCAAACAAGCATTTTTTATTACAAATGAACAACACGGCATAACTTTTAATATGCCAATACAGATAGAAAGCGAGAGAAGAGAAGAAAAACAATGGATATCTTGGGAAGAATAAAATTTATTAATATAAGCACTTGATTTATTGATAAAAATGATTACTTTATAATTTAATTGAAATATTTGCGGATAGGATGGCCGTCCGACAAGTCAAACTCCACATTGACTTCCGCAAATTGCTTCTTTGTGGAAATTTAATAACACTGTGGAGGTGTGATATGGTAAAAGTTTGTCTTAATTGTAATAATGAATATAAAACATCAAGAGCTAAATCTAAATTTTGCTCTGTAGATTGCAAACATGCATTTAATACATTTTTAGTTAAATGTTCAGGATGTGGCAAAGAGAAAAAAATATATAGAAATGCTTATATAGAAGGCAAAAACTATTTCTGTGATAATAAGTGTCAATGGGATTGGAGAAAAAAGACTGGTGAAAATATAGGTGAAAATCATCCAATGAAGAAAGATTGGATAGATGTTGTGTGTATTAATTGTAAAAAAGAATTTAAAGTTAGACCAGATAGGTATGAAAGAAATAAAAGTAAAAACTTTTATTGTGAAAACAAGTGTCAAAATGAATACAAGAGTAAAAGTTTAGGAGATAAACATCTCAATTATTCAAAGGTTGATGTTAAGTGCTCTTGTTGTGGAAACATATTTAAAAAGAAAAGATCGTGGGTTTCTTATTATAATAGACATTTTTGTAACAATGAATGTTATCTCAAATTTATTAAGTCTCCAGAAAATAGTATAAAAATAAAAATAGAAGTTTTCTGTACCATTTGTGGAAAGGGCAAAGAGATTGGAATTAAAGAATATGAAAGAAATAAAACAAAAAAATTCTATTGTAAAGAACATAAAAATTTAAGATGTGCTAGTAATAACAACTATAATTGGAAAGGGATTGCAGTTGTAAAATGTACTTATTGCAATAAAGAGTTTAACCGAAGACAGTCTGTATTAAATGCAACTCCTTTGGGAAGGAGATATTGTTCTGATTATTGCAGATTTAAACATCGCGGGGAATTGTTTAATGGTGAAAGTCACCCTAGGTGGAATGGTGGCCCAAGCAAAATAATAGCTCTTATCAGATCTATTTCAGAACGTCTTAAATTAAGAAGGATTTGTTTTGAGAGAGATAAGTTTTCTTCTGTTATTTCAGGCATACATTCGGTAAAAAGTGGCGACTTACACCATCATCATATCCAATCATTATCATATTTAGTTGATAAATACAATATAAATATGGATAATCATAATGAATTTGCCGATATATTATATAATGTTGACAATGTTGTAACCTTGTTAAAAGAAGAGCACTATCAGTTCCATTCGGATTATGGCTATTTAACAACCATAGAAAATTTTGAAGAATTTAAAGAAAAATATAATGCGGGAGAATATAATGGATAACAATACCCTTGTTAAAAAAGGTGTAGAATCATACCAACAGGAATTTTCAGAAGGTGAAAGAGCAAGTATAGATATTATTACTGCTGCTGTAAAAGATCGTGATGGTGAAATGGTTTTACCACAAGGAATTGATCTAACAGATTATCGCAAAAACCCAGTTGTTATTTGGGGACATAAACATAGTGATGGACTCCCGATTGGGAAGAATATTTGGATTAAGTACGATAAAGTTAAGAATGCTCTAATTGCAAAAACTCAATATGCAGAACATAATTTTGCTAATGAAGTTTATGAATATAGAAAGAATTTTCCACTAGGTGTATCTATCGGATTTATCGCAAAAGAGTGGATTGATAGAGAAGATTTCAATGATGTTAATTTAAAATCTTTTGGTTTAACAAATAAAGATGTTGAAGGTGTAAATAGAATTTTTACTAAATGTTCCCTCCTTGAGTATTCATTAGTTAACATTCCAAGTGTCGCAGATGCTACTATGTTGGCTATCAATAAAGGGTTAATGAGCAAAGAAGAAGCTCTTGAAAACAAATACCCTGTCAAAGATTTTAACCTTGATGATATCGAAGTAGAAAATAAAACAATTGATATTGAAGAAAAAGAAATCGTAGTTGACCCTACTGATACTACTGATGAAATCGAAGTAAAAGATATTACTGATGAAGTTCAATTAGAAGAGAAAGAAACAATCGAAGATATTGAAAAAGAGATTGATTTAGATAAAATCATTGATGACGAATTAGGCAATCTTCAAAAAGAATTAGAAGAGCAGAAACAAGAAGATAATAAACCTAATTCTGAATATATTCAAAAACTTTTCAACTCATGCAAAGTTCAGAAAAGCACCGATGATTTTGATATTTCATCTGTTAAAGTAGAGCCTTATGGATTTGAATATAAGATTTTCACAAAATATCTTGGATGTAAGATAAAGAACATCTTCAGTAATAGTTTCTTCATTCCCTCAGCTATGGTTGGCAATTACTTCTTAGCATTTAAGAGTATTTTTTCAGAACATGAATTAGTAGATCAACGTAATTTTACTCAAGGTGGAAATGAAGTCCCATTAAGATCTTCAGTTATTCAATTAAAATCTGATTTATCAGAAGAGTTTTTAACCGATGGAACCCAGTTTTATAAATCTAAAGATGGTGTTAATTTCATCGTTCAAGTTTATCCGGGTTGGTATGGTCACAATGTTGATATTTATTCTGAAAGTAAAGATACAGAGTTTAATAAGAATTTAATATCAAGTGCAACAAAATATGTAGAAGATAATAATATTTTAAAAGGTGAAAAATTTTCCATATCTGGTGAGTTCCTTCCAAAGAGTGATGTAAAATTTGCAGATATTATTTATCCATCTACAAGAGAAGAAAAAATAATCAAAACAAATGTAGATAAATTATCTAAAGATTTCAATTCTCGTGGAATTTTATTCATCGGCCCTCCAGGAACAGGAAAGACCAGAACTGGAAAGGCACTAATGAACGAATCAGAATCAACATTCATTTGGGCATCCGCTAAGGACTTTAAATATGGTGCAGATAGGGCATTAGCATTTGGTTTTGAACTTGCACGAAAGTTAGCACCATCAATTTTTTTTATGGAAGATATAGATGGATGGCTTAATAGTTATACTGTTGATTTAGTAAAAACAGAGATGGATGGAATTAGAGAGAATAAAGGAGTTTTAACAATCCTTACTTCCAACTTCCCAGAACAGATTCCAGAAGCGTTGATAGATAGACCGGGAAGATTCCATCATATCGTTAATTTTTCTTTGCCTGATTCAGAAGGTCGTAAGAAAATGTTAACCAAATGGATTGATGATGAATCTATTAATATCGATAGTATTGTTCAAATGACAGAAGGATTTTCTGGAAGTCATATAAAAGAACTTGTTGATTTTGCTAAGATTATATCTGAGGATGAAGGTATTTCCATAGATAAAGCATTGATTATTTCTATGAATCAGATGAAAGAACAAAGAGAATTAATTGGTGATATTAAAAGAAAGAAAGAATTTGATATTAGTGATATTTCAACAAAAACTATAGATATTAAAGAAATTAAAGAAGAACCTAAAGTCCAATCAATAGAGATTGATCCAGAGCAATTAGTTGGTTTGGTAAAACAGGCAATTCTTGATGTACAAAAGAAGGATGAAATTGATCTATCACAGATCACAATAGACGCTTTGAAGAAAGCAAAAGGTCAACTATTTTAATCCAGAGATATTCAAGAAATATTAGGATTATACAACAAAACAACAATTAGGAGAATAATAAAATGGATCTTAAAGAACTGAAGGATATCATCGCTGCAACCGTAAAGGAAAATGTAGAGCCTATCGTTACCGAGAAGTCTGCTGCTGATAAAGAAGAGTTGATGGCAAAGATGGTAGATGAGATTAAGAAAGCTGTCGATGGTGTTGAGTCTCGTATTAAGGTAGGACAGGAAGAGATCGATAAAGACCCTAAAGGTGGATTCAAGACTCTTTCTCAGTTTGCTGTTTCTGTTGCCAAGGCTAACAAGACTGGTAAACTCTCTCCAGAACTTGAGAAATGGCAGGCTAAAGCTGCTGGTACTCCTTCTCATAACATCACCGATAACGAGTCTGGTGCATATCTCATTCCTGATGAGTGGCGTTCTGAGATTTTCAAGCCCATCACTCAGGACGACATGGTTATTGGTCGTACTCGACAGGTTATGCTTGAGAGAAATACGATTGCCATGCCTTACGTAAATGGCTTTGATGAGAGTTCCGGCAAGGTTTATGGTGCTGTTCAGGCATCTTGGGTTGATGAGGAAGAGGCTGGTACTGCAACTGCAATGAAGTTTGGCACTTTGCAGTTGTCTCTTAAGAAGTTGATGCTTGGTGCCTATGTTACCAACGAGATGATTGAAGACTCTCCTGCTTCTATGGAGGTTATTCTTCGTGACTCTTTCCGTGACGCCCTGACCTTCGAGATGAATGATAAGCTTATTCGTGGTTCTGGTGCTGGTCAGCCACAGGGTATTCTTAATGCCGCTGCAAAGATTGAAGTTGCAAAGGAAACCAATCAGGTCGCAGACACTATTCTGTTTGAGAATATCATCAAGATGTATGCGCGTCTGTACAATAAAGCTGGTAGTGCCGTATGGATGATTAATGACGATGCATTCCCTCAGATTGCCACGATGTCTATGCCTATCGGCACTGGCGGTGTTCCTGTTTATATGCCAGCCAATGGTGCTTCTGGAAGACCTCTTGACACTCTGATGGGCCTCCCAATTATTTGGAACAAGCATTGTTCTACCATTGGCGACGTTGGTGATATCGTCCTCTGTGATTGGAGTCAGTATTACCTTGGTCTTAAAACTGGTGCAAATTCAAATGGTCGTTATGAAGTTTCTGCCCATTTGAAATTCCTGGAAGATCAGCAGACCTTTAAGTTGGTCTATAGGTGTGATGGTCAGAGTTCATGGAAATCGGCAGTCACTCCCCCGCAATCTGTGGCTACAAAGAGTCCATTTGTGACCCTTGCTGCTCGTGCGTAAATCTAACTGAATAAATGCACATGAATAGATTGATCTCTATTCATGTGCATAACGAATTTAATAAATAAGGAGATATAAAATGAGTAAATCACGTTTTGCACAAGGTGTACATTTTGTAAATGCAGTGGCAACACCTGCCACTGCTGATGATCTTTTCAATACTGGTCTTGCTACTGATATTGTAAATCTTTCCAATTACGATAAAGCAACCTTCGTTTTGTCTAAGAATGCTGGCGCTACTGGTACTGCAACTATCAAAGTTGAGAGTTCAAGCGATGCTGCTGGCTCTGTTGTCACTGCTGTTCCATTTGTTTATTGGGTTTGCACAAGCGGAGATAATTTTGGAGATATGCAGGAAGCTACCGCTGCTGGCTTTGATACCACTGCTGGAGCCAATCAAGTTTATGTCATCGAAGTTAATTCTTCTGAACTGTCTGGAACCAATAAATACGTACGAATGACTGGTACTGAGGTTGTGAACTCGCCAGTAACGGGTGGAGTAACTTGCATCCTTTCCGGTGCTCGTTTTACCAGTGAAGTACCAGTAACCGCTATTGTATAATATAAAATAAGATTGTGCAACTGAATAATAACAGTTGCACAATCTACATTCTTAAAAGGAAAATTATGTCACAGCGAAACATTGTCGAAGTTATTCTTCTTGAAGCATGGATGGGACATCCTAAATATTCAACCATGAATATGTATAAGTCAAAAGCTATAGAAATGGTCGATAGGGGTGTTGCAGAAATTCACGATAATAACAAAAGAAATGAAGATGATGTTGTGAATGAGGGTGATATTCCTGTTAAGAAGATGGGTAGGCCACCAAAAAATAAAATGATGACCGATTATAAAAATAAATAAGGGGAACCACTCCTTTTAAGCGAAAGCATGGATAGGGTGATAAGATGGGAGCTACTAAAGTAAATTCAGATTGGAATGCAGGAGAACTTGTTTTTAAGGCGAAGAGTACCGGAAAGCCAGTATTTAAGGTTTCTGATAATGTAAAGGCTCAGACTAAATCGGCAAATTACACCATGACCGCTGCTGATAGTGGGTTTGTAACCTATATCGATACTGACGCAAAGGTTATCACTTTGCCATCCACCGCTGCTGGTCTGACATACACCTTTGTTAATGCTGGTGCAGATGGGACTGTTGCAATCAATATCTCCCCCGCCGCAATTGATCAGATTCAAGGGTGCGGTTTGACTGCTGCTGATGATAAAGATTTGATCAATACCAAGGCAACTGCAAAACTTGGTGATTCTGTTACTATCGTTGGTGATGCAACAGNTGGTTGGATTATTCAGTCTATGGTTGGTACTTGGGTAAGGGAATAATTTAGATTCTTCCAGATGNACAGTTTGATTCTGTGCATCTGGATTTTATTATGGTGTGATACATATGACAATAACAACATTGCAAGAGCATCTTGATTATCTCGAAATTCCAGCAGATGACACAAATGGTATTGATGCAATAACATTAATTCATCCTGCCTGTGAAGAGTATATATCGTCATATTGTAACCAAAGGTTTGAATCTACAAACTATAAACTTGAAAGGTATTCTGGTATTGGGAATAAAGTTATAAAACTTAAACATTATCCAGTAATATCTGTTGATCGTGTTGCTATAAATACGATAGATGTAATAAAAATAAAGAATGTAAATAAGGATACCCCCTCTTCGATATCCGTTAATTCTACAGGAGTAAGACTAACAGATAATGGCGTTATTGACTCCACAGTGTTATTCGCAACATATCAAACTACCTCTTCTGTTGTTGCTGCAATAAATTTAATAACTGGCTGGTCGGCAGAATTAATATCTTCAAATTTTGGATCAAGAAAATCAACAGATTTAATCCCTGTATATGGAATAAACACACAGGATAACGATGTGTTTCTATATGTCGTCAGTGAGGCATTGAGTTCGTTAGATGTTGATATCGAGACTGGTCAATTATTTAGGTATGGTGGATGGCCAAAAGGAACTAGAAATATTTATGTAGATTATACTGCTGGTTATTCTTCTGTGGACATGCCGGAAGGATTAAAGCATACAACAAAAATGATGGTTCAATATTTTTATAGAATGATCAGAGAAGAAAACTTAATTGGTGTTGATGAATATTTCTCAGGGAAATTCAGGACAGTGTTATCAAAAACAAAATTGCCAAGAATAATAACCGCCGCATTGGATAAACACAAACGGATTTTGTTATGATCGGACAGAAAACAAAGTTAGAATTTCAAAAATTATCTTTAACTTCTGACGGTATGGGTGGCTCTATTGAGACATTTACAACCATCCTGCATATTAAAGGAGTAATGGAATCTGTAAGGGGAGATGAGAGGTTTGTTGGCGACACTAAAACTGTTTTCGTAACACACAATTTTTATTGTGATTATCCCCACACAACCACAGTTACTCCAAAGGACAGGTTTTTAAAAGGTTCTGACGTTTATGAAATTATCTACATCGTTAATACCGCTGAACAGAATAGATTTCTTGAAATAACATTGAAGAAGAAAGAATAATGGCAAAATTTGTTTGGCATGATAAACAACTTACTGCAAAAATAACGCATGGTGCCAATAACGCTATTGAGGCAATGTGCGAGCATTTAGTTAATGATATTAGAAGCGAAATGAAACCTGGGTCATACAGGAAATGGCCTAGTAAAAAAGGTGATGGGTCAATGCACTGGTCATCACAACCAGGAGATGCACCATCACCAGATACTCATGCACTTCAGGATTCTATTTCTTACTCAACATCTGGTGGCAAACAAAGCGGTGTTGGTTCGAGAGCTTCAGTTGGTAATGTAGGCTCTCCGGCAGGATCACCAAACGAATCAGTTGGGATAGTTGGCACACAAGACATAAAAGGGCAATGGCTGGAAATATTGCCTGAGATGGGTGGTGGAGCCACAGGAATGGAGCCAAGGCCATTTATCAGGCCAGCCCTACCTAGGAATAAAGTGATTTTGCCCATTATATTTGATAATGCAATGATGAGAGAAATGAAATGAATGAGATAAGAACAGCAATATATACTAAGTCTCAATTAACATCAACCTTCAAAACATCCATTGATGGAAGATTTTACTGGGATAAAGCGCCTCAAAGCCCAACATATCCATTTGTAGTTGCTCATGAAATTGTGTCTGACTATAGTTATACATTCACAGAGCAGTTTGAAAATGTGCGGGTTCAATTTAATATTTATTCAAAATCTACATCTGTATCTGAAAGTGGAACAATTTACAATAACCTTAAATCATTGTTCGATTGGTCAACGCTATCGGTAACGGATTATCGATGCGTGAAGATTGAAAGGCTGTTTAGCAAGAGTTTTTGGGATTCAGAAAAAGAACAATACATATATGTTGCTGACTTCAACTTTTTGTTATCAAAAAACGCATAACAGCTTGACTTAATTCCATAAGTAATTATAGTTTATCTAAATTTAATATAAATTTAATAATTATTTATGGAGGATGAATGAATATATGAGTCACTTAGAGCAAAGACAATTCATAGAATACGTTAAGAATAGATATCCTCTGAATTTCAATGACTGTTCTGTACTTGAAATAGGTTCTTTNAATATAAATGGAAGTGTTCGAGANTTCTTNACTAATTGTGAATACATTGGATTAGATGTTGCTANTGGCAAAGATGTTGATGTGGTTTGCCAAGGACAAGATTTCACAGCNGATNATAACACCTTTGATACTGTAATNTCTTGTGAGGCAATGGANCACAANCCATATTGGTTAGAAACATTCATTAATATGCACAGGGTTTGCAAAATTGGTGGTTTAGTTANCATGACATGTGCGACTCATGGCAGACCTGAACATGGAACATCTCGAACTAATAAGCATGATTCCCCACTTACAGTTGAAATAGGATGGGATTATTATTGCAATTTAGATGAGAACGATTTCATTAATAATTTTGATTTTAACAATAACTTCACTGGGTTCGCTTTCTTAACCAATTATAATTCCTTTGATTTATACTTCTTTGGAATTAAAGAATAAAACAAAACATAAACTATGATCAGCATAATTATACCAGTTTTTAATTGTTTTGAATACACAGAACTTTGCGTAACTTCGATAAGAAAACACACAAAGGATTATGAATTGATAATTGTCGATAACGGCTCAACAGATGAAACAAGAGAATGGTTTAATGCACAGAAAACGGCCCAAATTGATGACAATTCATTTTCTATAGTAGATGGTACTGTAATCGTTTTAAATGAAAATTTGGGCTANTCTAAGGCCAATAACATAGGTTTAAAATACGCTAATNGTGANTACATCTGCTTTCTNAATAATGATACGATTGTAACACCAAATTGGGACAAACTTTTAATCAAGCATCTTGAAAANAATCTAGATATTGTAGGCCCATGTTCTAATTTTGTCGCAGGGATGCAGAGAAGNACAATAGGTGTTTATAGTAATTCAACAGAGTTGAACGATAAGGCACTTGAATTCACAAATGGNAATATAGGTAGAAATACAGAGACGAATTGGATTATAGGTTTCTGCATGGCGATGAAGAAACACTTAATCACACACTTAGGATCGTTTGACGAACAGTTCAGAATTGGAAATTCAGAAGATATCGATTTGTGTCTGAGAGCAAAGCAAAAAGCATATAACATTGGCATTGCAGAAGACTGTTACATACACCACCATGGGTCAATGACTTTTGCAATGCTGGAAACTAATAATTCTGAAAATTACAACAATTTATTGATTGAAAATAGCAATAGATTGGTTAGCAAGTGGGGAAATACAGTTAACTATAGTCAAATTTAATAGGAGGATGTGTGAAGATTAGTAATTTTAAATTGGGGATTGGATTGCCTGTAGCAGATAGAAACATTCCAGTTTCATTTTTTGATTCATGGGTNCTTCTTGACAAACCAGAGTTTGTTTATATTAGACCATCNTTTCCCAATGTTGATATTGCAAGAATAAGAAATGATTTAGTAACCCAAGCCTTAGATAGTGGTTGCACTCATTTGCTAATGCTTGATACNGATCANGTGTACAGAGATAGTGATTTGATTGCNAAACTATTGCTTCANGATTTGGACGTAGTAAATGGATTGGTTTACAGGCGTTACCCACCATTTGACCATCTGTGTATGAAGTGGGACGATAATGAAAAGAGGTACTACAAGGCTGACGATGAAGAAGTATTCAAAAAGGGTCTTGTTGAAGTAGACGCTACAGGAACAGGATGTGTGTTATATAAAACAGATGTATTTAAAAAGATAAAACAACCATGGTTTGAATTTAATGTAGATGATCATGGTAAAGCCATTGGCGAAGATATTAATTTTTGTAAGAAGTTGAAAGAACAAGGGTATAAGCTGTTTGTTGATTGTTCTGTAAATATAGGGCATTTGTCAACATTGGAAGTTAATGAAAGTACATATAGGATGTACAACATGATGAATAAATAAGGAGAAACATTATGAGTGTAGCAACAGTATTAGTAGGTAAGGATTGTAAGGTAACTTTGGGCGGAAACAAAATTCTTGGAATGGGCACCTGGACTATGGGCGGTGTCAGTACGGACTTGCTCGAAGCCACCGAGTTTGGTGATAACTGGAAACGATTTAAACTTGGCTTGAAGGATGGTGGAGAGGTATCATTCAGTGGCTTTTATGATAAGGCCGATACTACTGGACAGGACGCTCTACGTACCGCTAATGAGGAAGGCACGGCGATCACGAACGTAAGATTTTACGTAGATAATACGAGCTATTGGACGCCGACAACTACCAACCCTCTATCCTCTTGTCTTTGTACCAGCTGGTCTATAGGAGCTGAGAAGGCGGGCTTACTTACGGCAGATTTCAGCCTCAAGGTGGATGGCAAGTTAGAGTTGATTTAACTTCAATAAATCTAACAACTTACATGATTTTTTAAGGGATAGGGTAGCTCCCGAAAGCAAGTATTCTGAACTTGTTTCCCTTAATATTTAATCAGACAATATCAACAGAGGATATTAAATGCAAGACAACAGTGATGAAGGTGGAGAAGCCCCATTATGCAAGTGTGGTTGTAATCAAAAAGTAAAGTGGGTCAAGAAATTAAAAAAGTGGAATTCAATCTTAAAAGGTCATAACTCACCATCCAAGAAACCCAACCTTTGCCTTTGCGGATGTGGCAACGAAACCAAGATAGGAAATAAGTATTGTAAAGGCCATTTTAAGCACACAGAAGAAAATAAGAAGAAGTTCGGCCAACCCGGAGCATCAAATCCATTTTATGGAAAAACACATTCAGATGAGACTAAAAAGAAAATTAGTGATGCTCGAATGGGTCATGTTTGGACTGAAGAGCAAAGAATAAAAACATTAGCAACAAGGGCAGCAACAAAGGAAGCTAAGAAATTAACACAACCTCCAAAAGTAAGTATTCCATGTCTTTGTGGTTGTGGAGAAATGACAAACCCCGGAAATAAATACATCATATATCACCAGTTGAAACGTCAAAAACCAGAAAGTATTAAAAAGCGTAGTATCGCATTGACTGGCAAAACTTCATGGATGAACGGTTTAACTGCTGCAACCGACTCAAGAATTTTAGCAGGAGATAGACACCACAGGCCCATGCTTGGGAAGAAACACAGTGAAGAAAGTAAAGATAAAATGTCATACTCTCATGCAAAAAGAATAGGCAGAAATTTAGATACTTGGACAAGAAAAAGAAAGACTCTCCAAGACACAATAAGAAATTGTGATATGTATAAGAAGTGGAGAGATGAAGTTTTTAAAAAAGACGAATATCTTTGTGTTGAATGTAAGAAAACAAGTAATAGTGATTTCAACGCTCACCACATAAAACATTTCAACACAATACTATGCGAAAATAAGATAGATACACTTGATGATGCTTATCTTTGTGAAGAATTATGGGATTTAAATAATGGAATCACTTTATGTGAAGAATGTCATAAAGACAAACATAAAATTACACAAGTTAATTATAGACAACTACTTGACATTTTGAATAAAATTGTTATAGTATAGTTATGGTAATGTGCCTGATTTATGATTGAATTGTCGTAATTCAGGCATTTTTGTATAACACTCAAAAAGGAGAATATCCAAATGTTTGATATGTCAGCACTCAATCCAGTTAAGCGTTTTTTCTATGATGATAAAGAAATTGAATGGGTTGAACTTCGTCAAGTGACCGATGCTAAGTACAAAGAATTCAGAGAAAAGCTTGGCATTAAGCAGCGCAAAGAAATCAAACATAATAAAATGGGTAATCCTGTTTATGTTCAGGATACAACTTTAGATGAAAGTAAGATGCTTGCATTGGTTGACCTTTCTAATGATTATATGATTGCTGATTGGTATTTGCTTACAAATAAAGGCGAAGAAATAGAATGCACTATTGATATTAAAAAGAAGATGCTTTCCGAATGTCCTCCCTTTGCTACTTGGATTGAAAAATGCTCAAATGAGATGAAAGGCGATGAGGCTGTCATTGCAGAAGAAATAGAAAAAAACTAGAAAAGGTCGCAGAAGCTCTTTATCATAAAGATCGGTCTTGTAAGGGGTGTAAGAAATCTAAGTTAGCATTCCATGGCATTTTACCAACATATGAAGAATGTCTGGAATGCATTCCCCCATTATTGCCTGAAAATGTTGAAGCGTTCAAAATTTGGGGAGTAGTTGCAAGACAGAGAATATATGTTGGGATGGAAGGCATATCTGTTGACCTGGATCATAGTGCAGTATGGAAGTTAATTGANGANTTTGANATAGAAGATAGAGTAGAATGTTTTTATAAAGTATTGGCCATNTTTCAGGTAACTCTTGAATTAGAGAATTTGAATAGGCCAAAGAGGTGATAGTATGGGACTTCTTGGACAAGCATATATAGAGATTAAAGCTGTTGATAATACTGCCGCTGGTATTGCCGCTGCCAAGAAGTCTGTCACCGATGGTGTTGTTCAGGCAGAGAAGAATACGGCTAAAATCAGACAGAATATTTCTGATGATTATGCAGTACACGACCTGAAAGCAAAATATCAACATGCAGAACGTGTAAAAAAAGTTGCCCAAGATATTGCTAACGCAGATGCACAGTCCCAATATAGAGCTGGCCAATCGAAAGTAAAGCAAGCACAGGATTATTATGCACATGACTTAAAGTCTCAATATCAACATGCTGAGCGCATGAAAAAGGTTGGTCAAGATATTGCTAATGCAGATGCGCAAGCCCAATATCAAGCAAATGAAACGAAGAAAAAAGCATCACAGAGTTATGTCGATTCAGATGCACAGGCTCAATATCAACATGCTGAGCGCATGAAAAAGGTTGGTCAAGATATTGCTAATGCAGATGCACAGGCTCAATATCAACATGCTGAGCGCATGAAAAAGGTTGGCCAAGATATTGCCAGCGCAGATGCACAGGCTCAATATCAAGCGAATGAAACGAAGAAAAAAGCATCACAAAACTATATTGATGCAGATGCACAGGCTCAATATCAACATGCTGAGCGCATGAAAAAGGTATCACAAGATATTGCTAATGCAGATGCACAGGCGCAATATCAACATGCTGAGCGCATGAAAAAGGTGTCGCAAGAACATTCGGAAGCATTAGTAATGAATGAAAAAAGAAATACAGCAATTATGGATGATATCCGTAATGCTTCTATGTCAAAGAAAGAAATTGCACTCAAAAAAGAATTGGATTTGTACAATCAACGGTTAACATCATTAAATAGATTGTCGCAAACTGACAGAAAATTAGCAGCAGAAAGTGCAACCATTCAAAAGGGGTTGGCTGAACAACACGCAAAAACAAATAAAGAAATCATATCAGGACATGAGAAAGGGGCAGTTGCATTTAAGACAGCAACCATGAACGTGCTACGTGCGGCACCAGCTTTTGCCGTTGCCACTGCTGCTATCGCTGCGTTCTATGTAGTATTGAGAGGAATTAGAGACGAGTTCATAGGTGGCCTAAAGGCTATTGAAGATTATAAGATGTCTGTTCTCACAATAGCTTCAATCATAACATCATTTTCTGATACCGCAAAGGGTGGAGATTTAGCAGGTGGGTATAAAGAAGCTTATAAGTATTCTAAGGTTCTGATATCAAATCTTGAAATACTTGATGCTAGAACAATAGCAACAGGCAAAGATTTAACCACAATGGCTCAAACTTTTGCACAGCACGGAGTCCTACTTGATATTAATAATGAAAAGGCAGTAAGTGGCTTTTTGGGAATTGCGAATGCATTGAAGATTTTGACTGCTGGACAGAATCAAGATATTCAGATGCGCCAGGAAATTAACGCTTTGATGGAAGGCATGTTAAGGCCAGCAGATAGGTTGGGCAAATTCCTTGCTACTCAGGTAGACGATTTGAAAGAATCTGTCCATCAATGGAGGATGTCTGGAACCCTATTTGAAGAAATGAACAAGTTGCTGGCTGGTTTTGGAGCCAACTCCCAAGATATAGAAAAAACTTGGGAGTCAATTGGTTCAGGTTTGCGTAACATTCATACAAGAATGTTGAGGGATATATTTTCTGATACGAGCGAAGGCTTAATTGATATGGCTATAAATATCAAAAACGCATTCGTAACTATTGATGGTAAATACACTGACCTAACTAATAGCACAATTAGACTGTCAAAAGACTTCCTTGATTTTGGGGCCGGAGCAGTAAAGACATTAGGTGCGATTGCTGTCGCTGCCGGGGTAGTAGCAGTTGCAATGAAGGGGATTAATCTTGTTATAGGGCTTAATCCGTTTGTTAGATTGCTGATGATTGCAACTTCAGCAATGTATTTCTTTAATGAAGAATTGAAGAATATAGAAATTTTTGGAGTAAAGACGGATTTGAGTTTAAACGGAATAGGCAATGCATTACTATTTTTAGCTGGTTCTGCCAAAGATGCATATTTCTGGTTTGCAAAACTCATGAGGTGGAAAGATGAGGATGGTAATGACATATCTAAAATAGATAGGCAAATGATCAAAGTTGGTGAATCTATAAGTTCCATCCGTCAAGAAATAGAAAGACTAGAAACCGCTGAAAAGAAATGGTACAACTCTACATCTAATGAAAGAAAAGTTGCAGCACTTGAAGAAGAATTAAAAAGACTTCAAGCACGACTGGAAGAAATCGAAAATAAAAAAGTAGAAATAGAGATAGCAATTGTTCCTAAGTTAGAGATTGGGTCAGTTCAAAAGGCGATAAAAGAAACCCTTGAGAGAATAGAAAAAGAATCACTAGAAACAACAAATGCTCTAACTACAGTTCGGGAAACTAATTTAAGAAAGACTGCTGCTGGCGAGTTAAAGTTAAATGAAGAGAAATGGGATAAAATAGCAAAACAGGAAGCAGAAGCACAAAAAGAAATCATACGGAGACAGAAAGAATTCAACCTGGCAAAAGGCGATAAAAATTCTCCAGAAATGGAAATTG